TCGGCAACGGTTTTAGCACCTGGTTGTGTAGACTGTTGTAATGGTTGTAATATTGTTTTTGGTATTGTTTGTTGCGTCGGCAGCGTTGGTTTTTCGTAGCTACCACCACTTGCGTCATATAAAGCTTTAACTTTGGCGTAACCGCCGTATCTATCAAACTCAGATGTTGGAGCTCCGGTCGTCATTGACCTGTGCATTAAATTTGTTGCAATGTCAGGCGTTAATATATTACTGGATAAGTCTGGTTGCCCTGCTTGTGCAGCAGGGGTTACAGGAACTGTTTGAAATTGGCTTTGAGCATACATCGGCGTGTTTTGTAGCCGGTTTTGGTATGTAGTTTTATACTTATCGTAGGCTTCTTTATCAAGATTGTATTTACGCATTTGCTCGTTTAAAGCATTTGGGTCCGCATTGTAGGCATTGAAGTCAGCTAGTTGTTTATCGTAAGCCGCTTGAGCACTAGTGCCTGTGCTTCCAGGCCGATCACCTAAAGGGCGTGTTGGAGCTGTAAATGGCTTTGGATTTGTGCCCATATAACCCATACTTACTTTGTAAATGTGCGGGTCTGCAATGTAATTATTGTAGTTAGTCAGTTGTTGGTCATAAACTTGTTGACGTTCTGCAAGGTCAGCGTCTCCAATATCATCTGCAGGCCTGCTACCTGTTGGGGCTGTTGGAGCCATAGGGACTGGCGCGCCAGAATAAGAAGCCATGCCAGGCGTGCTTACGCCGTATTGCTTCATAATTCGATTAAGTTCATATCCCATGTCTGCTCCTTAACCTAAAGCGTTCAGACCTTTGTACGTATACAAGCCGGTCGCCAACTGAGATAAAGGCGAAGCTGAATACGTAGCGCCGGTTGAACCGCCTGACTGCGTTTGCATTTGCGGAGTGATTGGAGCCATACCGCGTATTTGTGTACTGAGAAAATCTGCTTGTTGCTTAGGATACAGCTGCTCAGCATCAAATTGTGATTTAGCAGCATTGAGTTGATTTTGCATTTGACCTTGTTGAGCAGCACCAGCACTTTCAAGAGCTGCAACATCAGCAGAGCGCATAGCTTGTTCTTGCTGCTGCATATTGGCAAACTGACTAAGTGCAGACATTTGACGCTGATAATCAGCTGCTTGAGCCTGTTGAGCCTGTTGTGCAGCAGTAAGACCAAATTGCTGCTGAGCTTGACCTGCACCTGTTTGTGCTTGGCCTAAAGAAGCTAGGTTTTGCATTTGTTGTGCAGTCATTTGCCCTTGGGTCTGGCCAATGTTAGCCAAATTCTGCATTTGCTGAGCTGTCAAACTCCCTGCGGTAGAAGCAAGATTCTGATATTGACCTGCGCCTTGCAATACACGAGAAAGGTCTGCACCAGAAATGCTGCCCACTGTACCTGCCAACTGAGCTTGACGTGCAAGGTCTGCTTGAGAAGCACTAAGTGCTTGACCGTAGCCTTGGTTAGCCAATTGAGCTTGCTGATTAAGTACAGCTTCTTGAGTGTCGCGCAATGCGCGTGAGCCAAACTCACCCATTCGAGTACCGCCAAACTGGCCTGCTTTGATAAAGGCATCAGACACACCAGGCAAAAGATTCTCACTTAAGTTACGAGCTCCTTGCCTAGCAATTACATCCATGACTCCTGTTTGATACGGAGTCATGTATTGGCTAATACCACCAGCAGCAGAACCTGCAGCAGATTTTAAATAAGGGTCTGCAGCAGTCAAAGCTTTTTCAGCCAATGAAGCAGCAGTTGTGGTATCAGCTTTTGTCAAATATGGATTAGCTGCGGTAGTTATGTCTAAAGCTGCCGCTTTATTTAAATTAACATTACTGGCAGCAACAGGGTCTAGTAAACCAGCTTTGTCAAAATAACCTTGACCCTTGGTCAGCTGACCCATCGCCGTTGCAGGGGTTTGTAAATATTGATTTTGTGCGGCACGCAGTGTGTCAGCAGTACCTTTACTACCAAAGTCGTACATGCCTGTCTGGGCTTTATCAATATCTCCTTGATAGAAACCCTGGTTATTTTGTACATTTGCATACGCTTGTTGTTGCAGCGGAGATAGCTCTGCAACAGTTGGCATGTCATAAGACTGATACGGTTTGTTAGCTATGTTTTGTGCAATTTGAATTTGGTTGTAAATTGCATCTTGCATCCACTTCGGCGTTTCTGAAGATGTGGTTGCATAAGAAGTTGCGGTCTGAGGCGACCCTTGGAATAAGCTACCCATTATGCAAACTCCTTTAGATAAGTCAAGGCCGATTTAGCGTTAGGGCTAATTTTGCCCTTTGCTAAATTTTTACCTTTGTGAGAACGAATGTTTTGGCGCATAGCGTCAAGGCGTTTGGCTCCCTCTTTATTAGAGCCGTCACCTAGCATTGCAACTGTTTCTGCATCAATCACGTATTCACCATCTGAGAGTTTAGCATCAATGGTGTCTGCTCGACCAGAACCGGCGCCTTGCGCAAACCGGGAAACAGCTGACAGGGCGCCGCCTTGTGCTTTACCGACAGGCGCTTGGTAATTATAAACCCCTTGCTGCGCCCCTGGTGTGCTAGATGCGTAACCTGTGATTTTTGGCCAGTTCTCAGCCATGAACCGGTCAAGACTCATGTTAGCAGCATTAGCATCGGTTTGCATCCTGTTCCAATCCCAAGAAACTGATGGGCGATTGAAATACTCTTGCTGCTGTGGCGACAATTTAGTAATGGCTTCTTGTGCAGCAACGGGTGGTTTTTGTAAGGCGCTTATGAGGCTTAAACCACCTAACACTTTAGTCCCTAAACTGCCTTCAGCTTTAGCATCTGTAGTAGTTGTTGGTGTGCTTTTTCCAAATACTTTGTCAAAGAATCCAGGTTCTGCTGCTTTCCACTTAACTGTGTTTGTTTGAGGATCAAGTTGAAAAGAACCTTTGTCAACTTGAAAAACCATTTTGCCAGTTGTTGGATCAAGTACATTGACTCCAGTTCTACCCTGAGCATCTACACCTGTAGTTCCAGGAGCCTGAACAGAAGTGCCATCTGACAGTGTAATCATTTTAGGCGTTGAAGCATCGCCTGTCTTCATATCATTGACTACTGCCTCAGAAGGTTTTACGCCTACCTGAAAACCTTTGGAAAGACCTTGAGCTAAACCTGTTAAAGCAGCTGTTTTAGGGTCATAACCGGCAGTCAGTGCATTGGCAAAGCTTGTACCTGCGCTATTGACACCTTGCTCAAAAGGAGTTGGACCAGCAACGCCGCCTGCAAGTTGGCCTATAGCGCCTCCAACAACACCTTTGCCTGCACCTTTTAAAAACCCTTCTCCTGTAGCTAAACCGGACACACCTCCAACAACGCCACTACCAACAATGCCTTGAAGCGCTGGAGAAAGTCCAGGAGCAATAAACTCACCTACAGTACCGCCTAGACCTCCACCCAAACCGCCCATTAGAGCGCCTTTAAAAACATCACCTCCTGTTAAAGCAGAACTTACGCCGCCAATAACAGCACTCCCAAGCATTGCAGCTCCAATGCCTGAAGCGCCTAAAGACGTGCCAATAGCTGTCCCAAGACCAGGAGCAATAAATGAAATGGCAATAGGTAAGATTGCAGATAAAAAGTCACCATCATCTTTATATTCACGCAAACCTGTATTCGGGTTGATAGTACCTGAACCGCCCATGCGTTTAAGCATTTCAGCTTCACGCGGATTGACGTGAGCTAATTGACTATCACCTCCACGGCCTGCTGCTGCAACGCGTCTAGCTGCAACAGCCAAACCGCCACGAGCATAGCCTTGTGTTTTTAACCGGTCTTGCAAACCATAAAGTGCGATAAGCAAAGATACGATGAACACTTGATCAAACTGATCAGGTACCATTTGCGCATCAATAATGCCGTCTTTAACTGCAGCGTCACGAACTTCTTGGTACTTATCAGGATTTTGAAGAACAAATTCTAGTAAACCAATGGCTTTATCAAGATCTTCAGGCACAATAGGCCTGCGAGCCAGCTGAGCCTCCATTGCGTCAACGGCTCGCGCATACTGAGGGTCTTGCTCAGCCATTTGTGTAATAACGGTTCTAATGTCCATGTTGACCTCTGTACCAAACGTGTGAATAATAATCCTCAGCTAGAAAACCGTAAACATGTAAATCGTCATCAACAAAAGATTTACGCATTACACCTTCTAACTTAAACCCAAAATGTTCATTAATTTTTTTAGCTTTTCTGTTTTTACCACGCAGCAAACCAGTTACCCTAGCTGCTTTTAGTTTGTCAAACACAAAACCAAAAACTTCATTGAACATTGCAATCGTGCCTTTTGGCTTTACCTTCTTGCTGTCAATCACAATGCTAAGATCAATGTTGCGCTGTGTGAAATTAGTCATCACCACTACGCACACAAACTCATCATTCTCATCAACAGCTGACATTGTTCTAAAAAACTCAGGCGCATCTTCAAGCTCAAGTTTTGCACGCGCCCAAGCCTCTGCCTCGTCTTCACGTTTAAAACCAATAAACAACATTACTCAGTAGCCTGGCAGAACCTTTCAGCCCATTCACGCCAGTCATCAAAGTCGTAAGGCAGAGGAAAATTTCTACCTAACGTTGTGTTGTTTAAAAACTGCATTGCCCAGTTCTGCCAATTTGCAACATCATCCAACCGACCCAGAGCACCATAGTTATCCAAGTCAAGAGCAACTTGATCAGCCCAATCTTGCAAACCCATACCCGTGGGTAAAGTAATGCGCACTCTCATCCAAGCACCGTCTTGTCACCTGAATCAATGTGACCAATAATTTGGCCCATCTGATAATCACCGCCTACAGCATTTGACTCAAACCGTACACGCAACTCTCGACGCTGTTCTTTAAGCATCACAATCTGTTGATAAGGTTCTGTTGCTGTTTCAGGGAATGAAAACACACTGCTATAAATCTCAGGGGCTCTTGCATTTGCTCGGCCTGTAACCTGCACAGTCATAGGCCCATTTTGAACAAAGTCAGGCTCAATCTCAGTGATTCTTAAATACTCGTTTTTACCTTGTGGCAATGTAGACAAATCTGCTGTTTCAAAATAAGACTCTATGGGGTACGCAAACTGGCCTTCAATTTCGTCAACGCCTTGCTCATGAATCCAAACTCTGTAACCACTTGTCGTAGGAATGCAGTCAGTCAACAAAGGAGCTGCAAAGCCATTGTTATACCCACCAGAAGCGCGCCCTGACTCAGGAAGAGCAGTGTCATACCAAGTATTCTCACGCACGTTGTAAATGATGGCATGCGTGCATTCTGTGGCATCATCTCTTGGGTAGCACCACCAGATTTCGCCAAAGTGCGGAACTTTAAATGCAAAGACTTTTGCTCTTTGACTTTCGTTAATGTTGTCAAAAAAGTAATTTAAATTCATGGCATTAGGCACTTCACGCACAACGCCGTTGAACATTAAGAACCGATCAACACCGCACCAGAAAAACACACCGTCATAGTCTATGACGCAGTCAGGAGACATGATAGACGTGTCTGTAGCAATCACATCAAATTGGAATACGGTTGCGCCGCCTGTAAAAGTAGCACGAATCACAGCGTCATATGCCCAAAATATACCAGCTGGTGCTGACCCTGAGCCTGCACGCAAAGGCATACCTTTTACAATCTTTTGACCCCAGACCCTGGCAATACCTGAACCTGAACCGCTTAAATCAGTAAATGTGCCTGGTACAGACCAGCCAATAATTCCTGCTGTTCCATAGTAAAACAAATAAGGAAACAGCATCACAATGCCGCCTGTTGCATTTGCACCGGCTGGCAATGGAATCTCTCTTAAAGCAGCAGTGCCTAAAACATCACCATAGAAAATCTGACCACCTGTGTCATTACAAACACATTGTAAGTTAGGAGCTACGTGCGCAATGATTGAGTTAGCCGTTGTTGATGCGTCATACGCTGTTTGAAACATCCACTGGTTGTAAGCATTAACAGCCAAAGCATTCAAACCGCCAGCCATGTTAGTCACTGTGGTTGTAATTGTTGTAGTGTTAGCCACAACCACAAAGCCATTAGTGCCTTGGCCTGTAGTTGAGGCAGTAATTGTAATGACTGCACCAACAGCTACAGCAGAGTAATTTGGCGTAGACGTAAAAGCTGTAATGTTTGCAGCAACAGCAGTTGCCGTTGTAGGTAAGTTAGTCGTAAATGCAACAGAACCTGATGTGATAGTCACACCATTAACTGTGATACTGCTAACTGCACCGGCGGCGCCGCCTGTTAAAGTAACTGTTCCTGTTGCTGCTACAGCTACTGGAGTTCTAGAGCTGATGACTGAGCTATTTTTTGTGCTGTCAATCGTAAAACGCTCAACAGTTGAAGACCCAGCTGAATGGCAATACTGCAAACTTTGTTGAGTAAAGCTATTAAAACCCCTAGAGATTTGTGTCAGATACTTGTTGATTGATCTATAGCCTGCAATTTTTCTAGTCAGTCCACGCTGAAACCTGACCCATTGGCCGTCAACGTAAAAGTCACCTTCGTACTTAGTACCATCTCTCTTGATACCTGGCAAGGACTTTAAAACTATTGTAGATTCTGGCATTAGTAAGTACCACCATTAACCACGCCTGATGGAGCAACGCCTAAAGCAGTCCAAGCCGCTTGTTGATTTGCTGCTGTAAAAACAGCAATACCAGTTGCAGTTCCGCCAAGATTGATCAGAGCAGCACCTGCTGTAGTGGCTCCTGTACCGCCCTGTGCAACCGTAATTGGAAAACTTGCAGTTGTAGTGTCTGCGTCGACAACATCAGTGCCGTCACAGTAATAAATACCCCTTGAACCCTGAGTGACTACTAAACCTGTTCCGGCAGAAGTCTTAACAGTCAGCGTGTACGCACCTGTCGTAGAGTTGTCAATCCAATACTGTTGTACCGTGGCAGGGACAATCACAACCCTAGTGCCTGTTAGAGCGCCTGTAAACTTATACACAATGCGGTTTAACTCTGAGCCTGTCAAAGTGTATGTACCTGTACCTGCAATGTTGATAACTGTGTAATCAAAAACAAATACAGAAGCCTGACCAAACCCTAGTGTGTAGAAATTTGTGCCATCACTAATAATTACAGAAGACTCAGTTGGCTGATAGGCTTTTGTTGCCAAGCCATCAATTGTGTTAACTCCAGAAGGTGTAAGTGTAACTTGACCTCCACCAGAGTTGCGCAAGTACATAAACCAGTTATTGCCTACAGTAGCAGCACTTGGCAATGTCAAAGTGCCTGCGCCTGAACCTGTCCACAAATACATTTTGGCTCTATCTGTATCGCCAGCCGTGTAGTTTGAATTAAATTGAGTAATAGGTACAGACTGGGACAATAGTGTGCCCACGGCCACAATGCCTGTACCTGCAAGAGCTGATGCATTTGCAGTAGAGACCGTAGCTCCAAACTGAAGAGTTTCCCACAAACCATTTGTAGTGGTGTTGTCCGTCAAATAGACTTGCCAAACAGTGCCTGCAGCAATTGAAACAACTTGTGTGCCGCCAGCATTTTTAACTACAAAAGTTTGCGCACCCTGATTGTTAAATAAAATGGTATTGCCAACACCGCTCTTTTTAGCATCTGGTAAAAAGATAGACCTACCTGCTGTAGTGGCAGTTACATCAATAATCCTGGTTGCTAGGTTGACATTGGTGCTAGTTTCTTCAGGCCAACTTAGCACTACATCTGTTGTCAATGTGATAGCGCTATAGCTAATCTCACTTGGGTAGATGTTAGCGCCACCAAAGACGTCTGTATAGATAGGCATTACGCTTCACTCCTATTTGCTGAGCGGTCCATGATGCGTTTGAGGTCTTCTCCATTAAGAGCCTGCGCAGCACGGTCATACATGGCTTGCCAAGTCTGAATACGTTCATCCTTTTTAAGGAATGGAGCAGCCTCAAGAAGGGTTGCATACAACAACAAATCAGGGGCGTATTCAGTAAGATAATTGGTTTGTAGATCATCGCCTAAAAGGGCTGGTTGTTCGTAATACAAAATCTCAAGAGTTTGTACAGTAGAAGGCGATGGAGTTATAAGCCAGTGTTGGTAGTCATAGTCTGCATAAAACTGAGGCGCTGCTGTCTGAGCCTCGTTAGGCCAGTAGCTACGGCAATACTCATATGACCTGGCAAAAATAGGTGAACCATTGACAGTCATGCTGATTGTGTCACGCCAGCGGTCAGGTTTAAGATAAACAGCCACGCCAATAGATAAAGGAGTACTCACAGCTCGGATAAACCCTTGAATTTTAAGCTCTCGGGCAATGCGACGCTCGCCTAGTGTAACTAAGCGAGGAAGCTGGTCATAAACAATTTGGTCACTTTCTTGCGTAAAACCACGTTCAAGATAGCGCCTTACGTCTACCAGCAGACTGTCGTACGTCATGCTATAGCTCATATACACTCCATGGGTATTAGCCGCTGATTCAGCATGCGCCGTTTAGACGAATTATAACCTTTAACCAACATTGCGTTCAAAATGAGGGCAGTCTACTAATGACTTAAAGTTGCCACCCCAACGGTTTTTTGGATGCAAAGATTCCCAATACGCACCCAACGGCGCAAGGATGCCTTTGTCCCAAATGATTTTGCCATCTTTAAAGAAGTTCAGATCTATGGCGCATCGCTTCAGATGGATGGAATTCATAGTCTTGGAACGCCCCGTCTTGAAGTAAATGGCTTGCTGTTCGGGCGTACGCGCCAGTTCCCCGCCGGTCACCACGAATCCTTGGTCTGTAGCATATTGGATTAGCTTGCACATGTCCAGCAAAAATGCAGCTTGTTCAGTGTTAAGGCTCATTTCTTCCTCATTTCTGCAAGTTTCTCAATGGTTCTGCCGCCAAAATACGCGCCCATTATCAGCATACCCCACTGCCCAAGCAACTGAACGTAGGACTCATTGGCATTTAAACCAAAGGCGCTCATCATGGCAAACAAGAAATAGCCAAAGAAGATAGCAATCAAGCTCATGGGGCGGATGTTCTTGGACAGCCAAGAGTCAGATGACATATCCGATTGCCAGCGGTCTGTAACGTTGTCGTCTTCGTTTTGAGCGGCCTTGGCAAACAGTTCCAGTTCAGCTAACTCCATCTTGGCCTTCTCAATACCTAGCTCGAGCAGGCGCTCCTCATGCTCAAACTGAAGCTGGCGCAGTTTGCTGACATCTTCAGGGGTTGGGTTATCAGAAATTTTTACGCCTAAGGTCTGCTCAACGACTTCTTTACCTTTAGCTTGAATAGCTGACGACAAAAGACCTAAGCCGTTCTGGGCTAGAGTTCCGAGTAGTGATGCAACTATAGGTATCATTGTTTGTCCTTTTTCTCTAATTCTTTCAACATCTTTTCAATCCTAGTCTCTATGCGTTCTGCTTTCTTTTGTATTGTGAGGGTATCAAAATACAAACTGACCATCAAAGGCAGGAAAAGACAGATCAAAAACATCAACAATATGATGAGAACTATATTTCCCGACTGCGATGAATTAAGTACATCAATGCCCAGATTTCCAAAATCACGATCAGGGTTGCTCCGAAAATTAACGCTTCGTCCGCTAGTTTGTTGAGGCGCTTTTGACGTTGCCATTTTCTGTTCCGTTCTGCTATAGCCTCTTGCTTAATCTCTTCATCATGCTTCTTTGCCAGCCTTGCAAACTCTGCTTCATACCTTGACCAAACTGCGCCCAACGCTGGGTCTGTGTGGTAAATCAAAAACTCACGCAACTCAACCGCTTGTCGCTCAAGTTCAATTTGGTTGAACACATTCTCAAGAGCCTGCGCCTTGAGTGATTTTTCTTTTGGCGGGTTTAACTCGTTGCGTTTGACTTCTTTCTTGACTTCCTCGTGCGCCTCAAAAAACTGCCCTATAAAACCAGAAATCTCCTTTGTTATTTTGTAGAGGTCTGAGCCGGTAGCCTTGGCATCTTTGTAAATTGCAATACCTTGCTTGATACCAGCAATCGCAGTGAGGGCAACGGTGATCGGTTCAATTTTATCCTCACTTTTTAATCATCTTTTCACGTTCTTCCAGCAACTGGACTTTGACTTGAAGCTGGTGGATGTCTTTATAAATCTCTTCTTTCATAGCATGGCGTTTTTCGGCTGAAATTGGTGAGTCAGTAGGCACACCTTCTTTGGTAATCAAAGCAGGCATAGCGCCCTCAATCTTAGTTAGGCGCACAGAAAAGTCAGATACCTGCCCCAAGAGCCAAGCAAGAGATGCCACGATGACGGGAATTACCGCCTTGAGTACGTCTGCCCAGTTCATATTAACGGTCTTTCATCCAGCTAAAGAAAAAGCCCACGGCACTAGACAAAGCGGAAACAAAAGCCATGCCCGCCCAGAAGCCCCCGCGCCCCTGATTAGCTAGACCGACCAGCTGCTAGAGCTGGCTCTCCATCTTGTCCATCTTCTTTGACATCTCGTCAAAACGGCGTTCATAATCTTCGACTTTCTGCCAAAGCACGCCGTACTTAACTGGGTCGATCTCGATAGCCATCATTCACTTTTTTACGACAGCGCTTGAATTTGCGCTGCGATTGCGTTTAGTTGAGCCATCAACTCTTCTTTGGTTGGGGCGGGTTGTGTTGGAGGCACATATGCCGCTTCTTTTGCATCCCATTCCGCTTCTTCTTCAGCGGTAAATGGAATATCACCTTTATCTGTTGAATGAAATCGTGCCATTTTGTATCCTTATGAATTAGCGTAAGCGTAAAGGCGCATAGTCCCGTTTCTGATAAATCTGCTTGGGCAAGATACACGAACACCGGTAATAGCCGCAGTGTCGTTTATTCCACCACCTCCATTTATTTGAGCGGCTCCGGGAGGGCTGAGATTGGCGGGAGCTGATCCTTGCCAACTAAATGTTTTAAAATTTGTTGTACTTGTTGCGTTTATAAAAGTCATTGCAATGGTTCCCGCTTTAGAACCGTCACTTGACCCACCAAGATCGGAGCACATATTAATGGTTGACGCAGACGCTTGGTTGGTAACTTCAGTTGTGTTATTAGATGAATCCCGTCTGTTAAAATAACCTATGCTTGTGCTGTACGAGCCACCTACTTGAACCTCTACCGTTATGGTTCCTTGATTCTCTTGGCAAGCCACACTAAACAACAAAAGATAGTTTTCGTAGGTGCTTGAAAAACCTGAAGTGATTGCCATCGTAGAAGCACCGGGTGTTGCAGTGGTGGTGGCAACCAAAACCAGTGCGCTTGTACTTGGAGTCACCCATGTAGGAGCACCAGCCCCGTTTGTTTGAAGCAATTGACCCGCTGTGCCTACTGCCAGCATTTGAGTTGTGCCTGAAGCCGACTGATAAGGGATGGTTCCATTAGAGCCACCACTTAAATTGCCAACAGCAATACCAGACAACGAAGTTGCACCTGTGCCCCCAGAAGCAACGGGTAAAGGTGAGGCAAGCGTTACACCACCAGAAGCCACAGTCAGTTTAGTAACCCCAGCAGCTTGAAGCGCCAGTTGACCAGAAGCATCACCGGTTACAACCGCACCGCCGGTTACGGTATCCGCATTAATTGTTGTTGCCATGAGTTACTCCAGTGCTTGGATTTTTGCTGTCAAGGCAGCAAGTTCTGCCATGAGTTGTTCTTTTGTTGGTTCGGGTGTTGGGGTAGGCTCTGGAATTGGGTCAGGCTCAGTAAACGTAGTGCCATCGTATTTCCAGCCTGGGCCAGCATCAGGACAGGCTATCCACCCATTCTGTGTGGCAAATTCAGCATCAGCTACCACGACATTGGCAACCAAACCATTTTCAATTATTGCGTATCTGTTAGTCATGTTAAATCCTTACCAAGTGTAAACACGGCACAAGCCATTACCACCAGCACCGCCAGCACCAGAGTTAGAGCCGTTTACTGAACAACCTCCCGCTCCACCACCACTTGCTAAACCGCCTGCGCCGCCTGTACCACCAACACCAGAAGTTGAACCGCCTGAACTACCGCCACCACCGCCCTGTCTTCCAGAGCCTGCTGTACCATTATTTCCCGCAGATGTAGAAGTAGCAGGTGCTGACCCTGCCGCGCCACCACCACCACTAGTTCCAGTATTAGAACCACCAGCACCCCCTGCGGCAGTGGTATTAACATTATCTATTCCACCACCTCCGCCCCCTCCTGCTCCACCTTGGAAAGAACAACCTCCTGCGGCTTCATTTGCTCTAGAACCACCACCTCCCGCACCGCCACCCCAACCTGATGCCTGTCCATTAGCTTGGCTAACACTAGAGGCTCCTCCAAATTGACCATAAACAATAGGAGAACTTGTAGTTGTAGTTGAATTTGGTGCGCCACCACTTGTTGTAGAACTAACAGACAGCACCCCACCTCCTGCACCGCCCGCAATAGCGGCAGTGCCACCTGCCAATCCAGCCCCACCACCATAAGATGTTAAATAAGAACCAAAGGTAGTATTGCCACCAGCACCTCCTGCATTACCGTCTGTGTCATTTACGGTTACTGCCGCCCCTGCTGTGCCTCCTGCTCCAACTGTTACAGTTACTGTAGATGTAAGTTCAGACGCTAAAAATAGACGTTGAACATAGGCTCCACCGCCACCACCAGAACCCGAATATCTAGTAGTACTACTAGCCCCTCTTCTACCAGAACCACCGCCTCCTCCTGCGGCCCAAGCCTCAACCATTACAAAAGTTGCGCCCGATGGTTTAGTCCATGTACCTGACGATGTAAATTCTTGAGAGTTAGCGCTGGGAGCCGCCGCCCAAGTAGGCGCAGATGAACCGTTACTTTGCAAGAATTGCCCGCTTGAACCCGCAGCCGTGTTTGCGTAGGTTGTCCCGTCACCGTACGTTATGCCGCCAGCGGTGGGTGTGTTACTACCTGTGATGATTACTGCCATGATTTACTCCAATGCTTGAATTTGGGCTGACAACGCATTCAGTTGCGCAAGCAGTTGTTCTTTGGTTGGGGCGGGCGTTGTTGGTGGCACATACGCCGCTTCCATTGCATCCCACTCCGCCTCTTCTTCTGGCGTAAATGGTACTGGGCCGTTTACAGTCATGTGGTGTCTTGCCATGATAAATCCTTAATTGTTTGCAATGCCGTAAAGACGGAATGTGCCAGATGAAATATTCCCACTGCTCATATAAAACTGTATAGCATCAACGTCTGCACTTATTGCAGTAACGCCAGACCCATAGGTTAAATTAAGTGCCGC